GGTGAGCGGAAACAAAACCGATACAATCTTTTCTAGCAGAAGCAATCTGAAGAACTCGTGCTGCCTTAGCCAGGGAAGCAGTTCTGCTCGAACCAGAATCACCCATCAGCAGGTAATCAACGGAGACAGTCTCACTGTCGGAGCGCAGATCGTAACCAGCCAGAACCTCAGAATCGCTCAGGTTGTAGGCGTCGGCACCAGCAGAGAGGACGTAGTTTACTCTACCGATAACATCGAAGGTTGTGCCAGAAGTAGCGCCGAGGTTACCACCACCAGTCGCAAAAGCGTTGGCGGAAATATCCCAGACATCATCTTCGTGCTTGCCCCAGTAAACGTAGGCAGAACCGTTCTTGATGTTACCAGGATAGTAGTTAGAAGATCCTTCAGTGGTCTTAGCATCAGATGCCTTGGAGCCATAGAGGAACTTCTCAAGGACAGTCAGAGGAGTGCCAGTTACACCACCGTCAACGTCATAGACTACAGCGTGGATTTCATCGAAAGCGCCACCGCGATCTCCAACATACAGGGAGGTGCCAGGGCGACCAGCGAGTTGGTTCCAGCGAAGACCAGGATAAATTTCCTGCTCACTGTACCAATCCATCTCCGAAGAAATCGTTACATCTGGATCGGAACCATCATCGAGAGAGTCACCACCATTAGCAGAAGCAGTCCAACGACCACCAGTTGCCCAGATGATAGACAGTCTGCGGGCGTTAGCATCCCAGGCATGAACATAAGCAGTCTTGGTAGCAGCTGCGTTCGCGATCAAATCGCCAGGGTTGATCGTTGCGACAGGTGTTGTAGCCAAGTACAGGTTCTGATCAGCGCCACGATCAATAGTAGCGACTCTCAGGGAATTGCCATATGTGCCAGATTCCTTAGCAGCATATTCCCAGGCATTGGTGTTAGCACCAGTGGGGAAGTAGAAGTTACCTTCGTAGTCAGCTTCGTTCTCAATCAGAACGCCAGTGCCGCCTACGCGGGCATTAAGGAGTCCAGTACCAGCAGCACGAACAACGTCAAGAACGCCGCCATAGGAAAGGAAACTAGAAGCTACCCACCACGTACCAGCATTGGAATCGTTGGGTTGACCAAAAACGTTAAGGAGGTCAGACTCGCTAGAGACTCTTGTTGGGACACCTACAGGTCCTTTCTGAAACGCGCCAACGATGGCGCCAACATTAGTTTCTACAGTCTCGACGGATCCAAGAGTTAGGTCTCTCTCTTGAATCGCTACTCCTGGCGAGAGAAGCGTGCTAGCCATGCGTGGTACTCCTGATGAAAGATTTCAATTTGTCTAAAATTATTTATTAAAATCACAGTCTCAACGGAACTCCCACATGAATGATCTGTCACCATACTCATCTAGGTTCCATCTAGACTCACTATCTGTCATATCAGCAGTCCAGATGTTACCTTCCGTATCAACAATTTGCTCTTCATCATCAATACCATTTAGGATAAATCCAAATGGCGCCATGTCTTGTTCAATTTGATTCTTCTGTTCTTCATAGATGCGCTTACGGATATCTTGATCCGTCATCTCTTTGAAGTATTCTTGCTGAACAAGCCAGGCAAAAATAACCAGGCACATAACTAGGTCATCATTATGACCTTCATCAGCCTCAAATGATTGCTTGTTTTGGATGAAAGTTGTCAACTCTGAAATGATATTGTAGTCTTTGACCAGTAACTTATCATCTTCAATCAGGGTCTTAAGGTTAGAGCATCCTTGCGCTTTGACAGTCTTAGACATCTTGACACCCATCTGTGTCTTACCACCAGAGAATCCATGTCCAACAATCTGACCAGCACGCCCACGCATAGCGCACATCAATACATTTTCATACTCAATGTCATAGTGAAGCATAGAAGCAACTGCCTCACCAATGTCATTAACCTCTACTAATACGTAAGCGTTATTATAACTTGACGCAACTCTTTGAATAACATTCGGTAAGAGCATAGGTCTAATGTCATGATCCCTATACTTTGCCACCAATGCCCATGGAGCCTGTGTAATGTCTATAACTACAAACGCACTATAGTCCTGTGATAATCCACGAGACACGTCAACGCACACGATATAGTCATGGTTTTCCACAGCATTTTGATATACATCCAAACCTTTATGGCTTGTGATGGGATCATCGTAAACTAGCGTTCTTAATTTAGAAGCATGGATCAGTGTATCAACAGATCCTAAGAACTCACACTCAAATTCCTGAGTGAACTGTCGTTCTGATGTGTTAGCAATAGTGGTCTTCTTCCACTCCGCATCTCTTCCTGGTACAAGTGACCAGTGAACCTCAGTCCAAGTATATCCGTTTCTACCTTTCTGTGCGTCCACCCACAACTTGTAGAAGTGGTTCATTCCATTTGGGGTGGAGATGATGATGACTTTTGTGCTTTTACCAGAAGTAATAGTAGGATAAACAGAGGCAAAGAATTGCTCCGCAATATGGTTTGGAATGAACGCAAACTCATCGAGGAAGATGATGTTAAACGACATGCCTCGGATAGCAGACGCAGATGTAGAAGCTGCCAGTATCTTACTGCCATTCTCAAGCTCCATCGATCCTTTGTTATAGACCACTATACCCTGTTGCATCCACAATGGCAACTGCTCGTAAGCCAACTGTAATCTTCCCAGCAGGTCGCGGGCAGTGGACAGTTTGTTTGCCAGGATACCGATGTTTACGTTGTCATTAAACAAGGCATAGTGAAGTAGGTACGACACACAGGTAGTAGACTTACCAGTCTGTCGCGGCAACTTTGCGATATTAAATCTATTCTCGTGGAAATTCTTGATAAGATCTTTCTGGAAATCCCACATCTTAAACGGCACGACGCCCTCGTCAAGAGAGATAATCTTGACATAGTTCATCGCAAAGTATACGGGATCTTCCTTACACTTCAGGTATTCTTCAATCTGTTCTTTAGTGAACTCAATGGCAGTCCCAACCTTTTTGAGGTTGGGATTACCAAGATAAAAATCTTGAGACATTATGCGGAAGTTCTATATGTAAAATCAACAAACACGGTACCGAGACCAATAGCACAGTTGCTAGAGCTAATCAGAGAACCTCTCTGATAGTCAGCGTTCAAACCTTGGAGAAGAACGTACTGATTCTGAGAGCCAGCATGAGTAACAATCATATCTCTGGAGTCATCCAAGAAGATTGCCTGAGCAGTATTCAGGAAGTGACCAGAATCGTTCTCCATGATGACACGCTGTACAGCATTATCACTACAGGAAACGTCAGGTTGGAATGGCAGTGGGAATCTCAGTTCACCACCAATCAAACTATTGTCAAGGATATTGACAACCATCTTGGCATACACATGAACCATTCTACCGACTTTGGTGTAGTAGCCAGTAGAAGTATTTGACATACCCGCTCTGTTTGTATTGGCAAAGTATGGGGTAGCATCGAAACTACCTTCTTCATAGTGATCAAGGACTTCTCTAGTGGCACCAATAAGTGAGGTTTGGTTACCAAAGTCAATACCCTTATCTGCCTGAAGAACGAGGTTACCATTCGAGTTGAATCGAGCGGCTTCAGTGAGGGTACCAAACTGGGATGTCAGGAACTTAATTGCGCCCCCTTCTTGACCATTGGTAGTAGATTCAACCTCAGCAAAGATACCGCCGTAGTTAACGTTAGCGTTATCAGCAGCGTTTCTACCACGGAAGTCAATACGACCAGGCTGGTGTCCTACACCGATAGTACCCGACTTGTAGAGAACAAGGTCAGGAGCGGTAGTAGAAGAGTTAGTTGTGTTCTCAATAATGATCTGGTCAGTCGTGTCACTACCTTTGATGTGGAGTTGACCAGCAGGATCATCAATACCCAAACCAACCAGTTGACCTCTAAGGACAAGAGTGTCATACAGAGCACCAGCATCCATGGTCTGAAGTCTCATCAGACCTCTTTCGGATCCAGCAGCAGTCAGGTGAATGTCAGTTTGGATGCTTCCATAATATAGGTCGGTGGTATTAGCAGCATTTCTGCCACTAAACACGATGGCACCAAGTTGATCAGCAACAGCAGCAGAAGCACTTTCTCTTCTAAGAATGAAGGTGGGACCGAGGAGAGCATCATCAGCAGCAAAGTTAACAATAGACTGCTCAGCATTTACTGTGTATCCAGATCCTGCGGTGATGCCGATGTTAGACGAGGAGAAGTTGATGTTGCTATCAGAAACTTCAAACTCTGGAGTTCCATCGTTGTTTGTATCAATTTCAAACGCGACTTTAGATGTTGCGCTGTTACGCTTACGGAAACCAAACTGGGCAATAATAGAGCCACCGTTGTTTCTGAAGTCGATGTGACCCAGGTCATTACCATCCGCAACAATAGAGTCAGAGGTAAAGTCAATGCCACTATGCTTGAACGTGATGTTCGCAGCACTATCTACTGTACCAACGTTGTCTGTGTTCTGGAGAAGCAAAGATCTGGGACCAGCACCACCAGATGTAATATCAGCAAATGTTACATTGGAATTAGTAGCAACATCTTGACCGATAGAAATCTGACCAGAGACTGCTGAATACGTGACACCAGTGCCACCACTGAGGTGTTGACGAGTTTCAGAAGCAGAGCCACCAGTGTAGGTGATGACGCCAGTAGCAGAATCATAAGCGAGAGATCCATCACCACCAAGATCAGTGACAGAAATGTGGGCACGGACTTCGGCAGCGCTGGGACCAGTATAATCAAACTGACCAGAAGTAGCATTGTAAGTAAGAGAACCGTCTCCACCATTGTCTACAAGCGAGATTGCGCTACGTGCTCTAGCATTAGTGAAGTAGATATTAGTGCTACCTTCAACAACAGAATCAGTGTCAAACTCAGAAAAATCGACAGCGAGTGTCAGTTGATCGTTAGCATCATCATATGTTTTATTGATGCCTGTTCCACCTTGAAGGAGAACCGCTACACGATCATCGACTCTTTCATTAGTGAAGAACAGATTGGTTGGAGATACCGCGGCTTCCGAAATATCATCCAGGTCCAACGTAATATTTGCGCTTCCGTTAAAGGAAATGCCATTGATTGTTCTAGCAGTTTCAAGCGTAGTTGCGGTTGAAGCATTACCAGTCAGGGGACCAGTGATGCTAGCAAACTGTACACTGTCAGAAGTTCCAACGGCTTGACCGATAGCAACTACACCACTGCTGATTGAAACTCCTGTACCACCTGAGAAATGGGCACGGGTTTCTGCTGCGCTAGGTCCAGTATATGTAAATACACCTGAGGTGGAGTTATAGGCAAAAGATCCGTCACCACCTGCGTCGGTTGCCGAGACAGCAGCACGCGCTCTGGCGTCTGTGAAGTAGATATTTGTGGGAGTGGCACTCTCTTGGATATTGTCGGTGACGAGAGTAATATCAGCAGTACCGTTAAAACTAACGCCACTAATGTCGCGAGCAGTTTCAAGCGCAGTAGCTGTAGAAGCATTACCTGTTAACGCCCCCGTAATCGCTGTAATGTTAGCGGCATCAGCATAGATATTAGCCCAGCGGGTACCCGTGGCACCCAAGTCCCAAGTGCTATCCACGTCAGGATAGATATGCTGATTGAATGTCCAAGCGTCATTGACGTTGGACCAAAGAATAGTTTTATCTGAGGTTCCCTTAAGAACGATCCCGCCCCCATCGGCTCCAGCATCAGTCGGGCTAGGGGTAGAACCTAGTTCAAATGTCTTGTCATCAATTGTGACAGTCGTCGAATTCACAGTCGTGGTCGAGCCATTAACTGTGAGATTACCTGTGACTACCAGATCGTTTGGAATGGTTACATCATTCGCGAGACCAAACGTAACGGTATCGTCATTAGTATAGTAGACTCTAACTTGGTTAGCAGTCTCAGCAAAGGTAATATCATCAACAACAGAGTACGATGATGTCATTCTAAAGATGGCACCACCAGTAGTGGTAACCATCCTAATATCATATTCTGTACCGATGGAGGAAGCACCACCACCAACGTCAAAGTTTCTAACAACACCATCAGTTCCCTTCAACTTCATCGTGAGAACAGTGTTGGAAGTAGCTTCCAAAACAACGTCTCCGATCTGAAGAGGGAAGATGTTTGATGGTGGTCTGAGAAGGTTTGGGGCTTCCTCAGGTAACTTACGAATCGTCAGAGACATTTACTGTACTGGCTACATGCTTTCTATGGGTATTTAGCTGGTACCAGTCTTCTGCCGCGTCGAACTCATTAAAGAACATAGTATGTCCTTCAAATACAACACAGAATTTACCAATCAAAGAATCATAAGAAATAGGAGCATCCGAAATAGGATGTTCGGCAATGTAACTGCGATACCAATCTGGATAATCTAAAGCTTCTTGTCGCAAATCGTCAAGAGCGGAAATGCGATCTTCTGGAACTTCACTCATGATCTTTAGGGTAATCTTTGTCTAGGTTGGATAGACGCTTTGCCCAGGTGTCTCCACCGTCAGCACCCTTAACGGGATTTATACACGTACTATCTCCTAGATTATTACACACTAAGCCCGCTAAGTCAAGCTCACTCCCTTTCTTCCCCGTCGCCCACATGTGTTGACCGTTGATCCACATCGCCCCGCACTTCGGGCAATCCACTCTGCTCATGCTCAGATCCGACGTTTCTTTCCCCGAGGATGATTCCATAATCTTTCTCCATTTGCGTGATTGTACTCTTGAGCTCTCGCCTTAGGCGTTTCTCCATAAAGTACATACGCAATTTCACGTAGCCATACTTTATCTCTAACTCAATGTATTGAATGAGTTTGAGAGTTTCTTCCCAACCAGCATACGCCACACAGAATAATAAAACTAACAGTAGCCAGGTTACGGGAGATATTGCCATGATCAAAGGAGAGTCTCGTCAATAATAGCACGCTGGGACTCTAACGCTAAAAATAGAGGTATTTCCTTAATCTTGTACTCTGACTCAGAGTATGAATATACTCTACAACCAGGGTAGACTTTCTCTGCCTGCTTTTGTATGTCACCCCTTTGGGGTTTATTTAAGTATGGAAAGAATACTTGAAGACGATAAGGTTTACCTCGCCATACTACTTCGGCAAGATAATACTTTCCGTATTCGTTGATTCTATTTGCCATCAGTTCTTGTAAGCAACAGCTGTTGCCCAAACAGAAGCAGGAGCACCAGTAGCATCCAAAGCAGATCCTGCTGGCTTTTCAATGACGATAGAACCGCCTGGTGGAACATAAGCAATGAAACCAGTGGCGACAACAGTAACCTCAGCAGCTGCTGTGGAAGATCCATTAACGCACAAAACCAGAGGGTTAGCATTAATGGTGGCGTCTACACTAGCAGCAGACTGAATGTCCTCAGCAACTGACAGTGGTTTTACAAGCATGAGTCTAAAAATACCTTCTTTCTATTTATTGTTTTTAGAAGCATCCTTCAGCATTTTTTGAAGGTCTGCTGTAGATCCAACAAATAGAGCATTGGTAACATTGGTTGGACCCTTCTTCTTTTCTTCTTTAACATCCTTAGTTGCTTTCTGAAGAGCCATCAACTTATCTGTAACGTCACCTACGTTTTTGATGAGTTGACCTGCTACCTCATATGCTCTAGGGTGATCGGATGACATTGCTACGTCAAGAGCACCATTGATTGCTTCCTGACCTTTCTCAATCAGTTGATACAGTTGTGCTCTACTATACTCATGATCATCCTGAACCTGATCCTTTTCCACAGGGGCAGGTGGTTTCTTTACTGGTTCGCTGACTGTAGATAGTTCACTTACAGTCTCAAACGCTTGATCTAGCCCATCAAACTTATCCATAGAAACTCGTCAATTCATTAAATCCAAAGTCATCCCCAGCATCGAGTAGAGCATCATCCGCAGAGTTGATCAAATCGATAGGAGCACCAGCCAAGTGTTCTGCTTTGTTGGTGCCATTCTGACCACGGATGACTGTAATACTTGTAGCGTCTGGGAGTGTTTTGACTTTCATTACTTCATTTCCAATTTCAATGGATTCACCAATAGTAAATACACTGGAGTCTTGTACTTGAAGTGTAGTAATTGTTTTGCTGATATCTGCCATGAGAGCAGAGGTGCCATCCAGATCTCCATCTGCGATAGCTTTTGGTGTAACTTGGTACTGTACTCTGCGTGGTGCCAACTCTCTGTTGACGCCCATCTTGTAATCCACAGTGGCTTTCTTGATGGGTGCTCCTGTCTGAGAAGGACCAAACAGATACGTTTTCATCGAAAACGTAAAGTCAATCGTTGTAAGTTTTCTTTGAGTGAAGTCACCTTCGTATTCATCAGAGTATGATATGCCATTAAGAACGATAGGCACATCACGGAACTCATTGAGGTCTTCAATAAGTTTGATTGTAACGTTGTAAGAGGGTTGGAAGAACGGGAGGATTTGCTCCATGATCTCCAAAGCTTCATCGTTAGTCTTGGATAAAACAGATAGACTAAACTCGATGTTATATGGTACTGGGGTGTAAACTTTTCTAACCGCATTATTCCCATCCGCCTTAAGGTTCAGGGTAACTGGACTCAGTTTCCTAGTTCCATCATAACTGATACCAGTTACTTCAAATGATATTCTAGGTAGAGTGATAGCAACCTTTTTATTCAGATCAGGTTGCTGTTCAATTCTAGCCAGAAATTTCTGCTTTGGACCATACGCCAGGGGCACCTTCATTTTTTGATACGTTGATCCATCAGGGTTCTCTTTGCGAACCTCAATGTTATTGAACATCGTACCAAAAGCCACTACGCACTTTCGGATGATCTTATTATAAGTGTATCCAGTGTTTAACATCTTATGTTGCTATGCCGAATGGGTTAGACTCAGTGAAGTCTAAAATGTCGTCTGCTTCAAGTTCAAACTCAACATTATCATAATATTTATCATCTGTGGAATCGATTGGATCGAACGAGTTGATTGTAACCTGAGAACCAGTATCGCTTCCCATAAGAATTTCATTGATCAGGAAGTCGCCAGTAGGTGCTTTGAGTTTAAGCCAACCTTCCTTAGCATCCCAGTCAGCAAGGACTGCCTGGTTACCAGTGCTGCCACCAGTAACACTTTCCCCAATCTTAAAGTCTCCTGTACGACCAGGGGATACTGGTTGAATAGTAAAGGATGCTGTTGTATATCCAGAACCTGGCTTCTCCACTACAAGTTTGGACACTGATGTA